AGCGAACTACACCATCATCAATCAAGGTGCTCCGTTCCAGTTTAGTGAGACTCATCTGACTCCTGGAATTGCGAAAGAAACATGGATAGATCGCAAAACGGTAGAAGAATCTACCACAAATTCTATATCTGTCTTTACACAATAATCGGTTTAGCGTCTCCCGTATTTGCGGAAGCACCATCTAATACGAATATTGCTGGACCCTCAGCATCTGCCACTGGTAATGTAACCAACCAGGCGGTACAGGTGCTTCAGGGTCCTTTTTCTGTGAACACTTATGGTAGCGGTGTTTCTTGTCAGGGTCCAACACTCAATTTACAGACCTTTGGATACAATAGTTTATCTGGTAGCACTGACCCAACAACTTATCAACAGAACTCACTGAACACTGGTTTATCTGCAGGTTTCTCTATTCCTCTTGATGGTTCATTTCAAGAACTCTGTAAAGCAAGAGTTCGTACAGAGATTACAAGACAACAAGCAGAAGCAGATAAAGCAAGACTTGACTTTGAGTTAGTCAGACTATTGAAGTGTGGTGAAGCGATGAAAAATGGAATTTCATTTCACCCAGAAAGTCCTTATGCAAAGATCTGTGCTGATGTCGTTGTGAAATATCCAAGAGTACAGGATGTAGCAAATGGAAATCAAACCAATTCAAATAAGAAGTGAACCACCGCCTATCATTCCAACGATAGAACCTCCTGTAACTCGCAGAACGGGTAGGACTGTGATACCTGAAATTGATATGCCCATCATTCATATGCCAGATACAACTATTAAGTATCCAGTGATTGATGTACCGACTCAAGAAGAGTTTGATGCTGCGGTAAGAGCAGAACAGAAGAAACAACAGGAAGAGAAAGAAGAAAAGACCAGAGGACTCCCTGATGCTACCCCTACCCCTCAACTGCCTCCATCTGTTCAAACTCCCCAGGATAATCGGATTATTTCCGATCAACCACCCACAAACACGAATTTAGGAGTACCGGTCATTGAAGTACCAATCGTCGGAGAAGTCCCTATCCCACCTAAAGAGCAGGTTATTCTTGCTGGCACCACTGCTACTGCTTCTGTTGCTGCGGCTCTTGTTGGCAAATCTTTGGTGGAATGGATGGTAAATAAAATGAAACCTATTGTGCAACAGATATTTGTAAGGGGTAAGAAACTCTTGAGTAGAGATCTCACCCCTTATGAACTTCAGGTTTATTTTGCTTTTGAGAAAAGTCAATCCCTCAAGAAAGTTAATAAGTTACTGAAGAAAGAACAGAAGAATCAAAAGAAAGAACAATATAAAAAGTTTCACTCAAAGTGATTACTTCTTACTAATAAATCTCCCATTTTCATCTCTAGGAATATCCATACCCTTTCTTTTCTTATTTCTTTCCGCTAAATCTGGGCGATTTCTTCCTTTATTAGCGGCACCCACTTTTGCCTTTGTTTCATCACTAATAGGTTGCCCCCTTCTACTTCTATTAAGTTCGGCAAGATATGGATTTTTTTGAACCCCCTTCTTTCCTTTGTTCCAGGGAGTTTTGCCCTTATTTGCTTCACTAATAACTTTTCTGCGTATTTCTTCTTTACCAATGATGCCAGAAAGTCCCAACCAAGCAAGTCTATCATATTCATTACCATATTCTTCATAGAGTTTTCGATGTGCTTCTGCGTGTTCTTCTACACTCAACTCTATAAGATTGCTAGGGTCGTCAGTGCCTCCCATATGTTTAGGCACAATATGGTGAATGTGTTTCATCTACTCTGTTATGGTTCGCAATACTATTTATACAAGAAAAGGTGCCGAAGCACCCCTTCTACCTGATAGATGCGAACCACACAGGTATTACTATTTATTCTACCAGAGTTCCTTTTGATTTGCGAATTTGTTTAAGTTTTTCAAAATCTTTTACTTTGGTGCCCCCTGAATATTCCCAGGCATAACCTTCAGCAATCATCTGGTTATTCAGTGAAGTTTCTTCACCATTAATAAACAAGTGCCCGATGATGCGACCATACTTCTCTGTGGAATCTGGAAGTTCTGTCTTGATCAAAATGTTTTTTGCGTTCTCACAACGCTTCTTCAACCATTCTTTGGATTCAAGTCCGTATTTTTTTTCGTTCGCATCAGCGGTGCGACTTTCAGGAGTGTCAACGCCAGCAAGGCGAATCCGTTTAGTAAGAGATATATCGAACCCCAAATCAATATCAGCGTCAATAGTGTCTCCATCGACTACTTTATGGATTTCTCTGATACGATATATGTATGGATCTTGGTTTGACATCAGAAAGGAAACTTAATACTGCCAGTATTTAGTTTTGGAATAGGTAGTTTCTCAAATGCTTTGTTGACCTGCTTCTCTACAACAGCACCAACAAACTCTTCTGGGTTGTCCAAAATCTTTTGTGCTTTTTGATAGGTTACATAAGCACCATAACAAAGTGCGGCACTAATGGTCAGACTTGTCGCTGACAGAATGAGTGCTAGGTTCTTCATCTTTCATTTCCTCAAATGCTAGTTTCATTATTGAGTAAATTATATATGCCGTAAAAGTTAATCCACACGAAAGAATAATAAAAACTCCCCAAGGAAAATCGTGTGGCATCAGTATTTACCAGGTGTACAGTATTCTTTCTTTTTATCTGGATAATAATGATATAAACCATCTCTTGGTTTCATCCACCCACACCCAATCAACCATTCCTTTGTCATTGGTGTTGGTGTGATTTGTTCCCACAATGGTCCCTTAGCACACATCTCAAGTTTCTCGGCAGTTACATTTGATTGTTCTTCTGCCCAGTTAGCATCAACTTCCCAAGGCACAGCACGACTCATACCAGCAATACTATAAGTTCTTTCAACCATTTTTCTCAACCACTCAGGAATCTCTTTATCCTGATGGACTTGTGCCATAAAGGAAGTTTCCAGTCCGCCACCCATACAATCCTGAACTGTGTGCCAACCTTCATGACGAAGTGTTCCTAGAAACTCTCTGGGATCTTCTAGAAGTCTTTTACTAATAAAAAGACGGTTGTAATCTGGTTTGTACAGACCAACCGTGCTTCTTGTGAAATATCTTTCGTCAGCAAGATAAACTCCAATACCAAGTTTATCTAATGCTGTAAGTATTCTTTTGATTTCACCCTTGAAAACTATGAACCTTTCACCAAAGTCTTTATCGGGAGAAAGTTTATCAATTCCCTCATAACAATCTAAAAGTATCATACAACCCATTGCTGCGATACTATAGTCTTTTACTTGTGGATGTGATTTTTGTATTGTTTCTGCTGCTACTGGAAATGTTAGAGTTAATGATAAACCAATTGCTGTGAGGATTTTTTTCATTCATCCCACCATCCTTCTTGTTTATGAATCCAGACTTTCAAATCCTTTACATATTTTCTCAATATCTGGGCTTGTTGTTCATGCCAAAAATCACCCGTCTCCATGTGAAGACGGGTGTGATTGTCTATTGCTTTAAGTATTTGATAGATGGGAGCATTCCAACACTCCCTCTTTGGAGTGTTCCATTCTCGTGGCACGGAATTACGAGCGAATGAACTTCATTGTAACGAAGATAATCAATCTGGCAACTACCAGGACTTATTTCCGTATAACCAACAATCATAAAAGCAATGAATTCCATTACTTCTTCTTACCACCGTTCTTCGCTTTTTTAGCAGTTGCATTGCCCTGGTTCTGCTTGGATTGTTTACCTCCAGCAGAACCTTTCTTGCCTTTATTGGGTGACTTGGACATTATGCTCCTGTGGTACGTGGTTGAACTTGACCCTCTTCAAGAGCTTCAACTCTTTCTTCAAGAGATGGTGCTGCTGCTTCAGGAGCAGGTGGTTCTGGTGGAGTTTCAACTACCACTTCTTCTCTTTTAGGTTCTTCTTTTTTCTCTTCTTCATCACCACCTTTCTTCATAGTATTAATACCAAAGGTAGCAGCAGAAGCAGTGAAGACGGTCGCAATAAAAGTGGGGTCCATCTTAGATAGAGCCCCAGCATAACTTGCGGTGAGAAGAGCAGCAGACCAACTCAGAATAGCAATACGAATTAACATACCAACACGATTTTCTTTGTGTTTATCCATCAGTCCGTGTGATGAAGTCTGTTTTATTTAGGGTTTTAGAACCTAAACTTAACTTTTCCAGCAATAGAATTGTTGGTGACTCCATTATTCACACCGTGAGATGCTTCAACAATTAACATCTCTTTATAGTCTACTTCAGCAGCAACTCCATAAGAGTTATCAGTTCCATAAGAACCTTCTACACTGACTCCAAACAAGTCTTTTTTCTTACCACCAAAACGAGTTTCTAGTTTAAGACCTGCTTCACCGACGTGTGTGGTTTGATTAAACTCACCAACACTTCTAGCAGATTCTGATGAACCTGTTTCATTATAAGCATTTCTCTTCACATTTTGAACAGTATAACCAATAAATGGTTTTACTGCTTTGTGTAGATGCCAATATAAACGATTAGAAACCCACCATTCAGAACCAGTTGTTTCACCAGCATTATTAAAGACACCTTCTACATTTCTATTGTACTTATAATTGCTGTTTGCAATCGCAGCATTAGTATTCAGAGT